TAATATGTCGGTATATTCATCTAAATTTTATCAAGGTAGATATATTCAAGGTGTTATTGCTGGTCATATGAGTAAAACTGGTAAAGCAGGTTACATCGCTTCCTTTCCTATACCAGAAGTTGTAAGAGGAATCAATGCATTCTATCTAGGTGCTACATCAGTAAATCCAAAATTTGATATTGATGTGGTATGGGTAAACACTTGGTATGATCCAGTAAAAGAAGCTGATGCTGCAAAGGTATTAATTAGTGAAGGTGCTGATATTATTACTCAACATACAGATAGTCCTGCAGCTTTACAAGTAGCAGAAAAAGCCGGTGTGTACGCATTTGGTCAAGCAAGTGATATGATTCAGTTTGCTCCAAAAGCTCAACTTACTGCAATCATTGATGACTGGGCTCCATATTATGTGGCAAGAGTTCAAGCCGTATTGGATGGAACTTGGAAGAAGTCTGATACTTGGGGAGATATGAAGAGTGGAATGGTCAAAATGGCACCATACACTAACATGTCACCAAGTATTGCGGCACTAGCAGCTCAACTTGAAGGTAATATAAAAAATGGAACATTTGATCCATTTGGCGGAAAATATACTACAGGCGAGTTACTCGGTATGAATAAATATGTTAAAGGGATAGATGCATCATTACCTAAATGATTACTTTAACAGATAACGCAAAAAGTTACTTAACAGCCACAACCGAAAAGCACGGTAAGAAATACGCTTATCTTAGTGTTTTAGGTGGTGGCTGTTCTGGTTTTCAATACGAGTGGAACATGACAGATGACACTGAAAAAGGTACACTCATTGAAAACATTTTAGTTCTCGATAAAATAGCAGAAATGTTTGTCATAGGTTGTACGGTTGATTATGTACAAGAATTTGGTGGATCTTACCTAAAAGTTATAAATCCAAATGCAACTGCGTCCTGTGGTTGCGGCGAGTCATTCGCAGTTTAATTAACAAGTTAATCATAAAGTCCTTTACTTTTGCAGAAAAGTGTGGTAGAATAGATCTATAATTGAAGGAGAGCTTATGTCTAAATTACAACAACACTATATTAATTTTCAATCACAACCAACAACACCTAACAAAATTTTATATTTACAAAAAAACCAAAAAGAACTATCAACTTATAACATAAACGTACCAAACCTCATAAAGGCTTGGTCCACTAACGATTGGCCACATCTTCGTCCAAAACAAACTAACCCAGGATTCTAATGGCATTTTACACTAACATATTACGTTATAAAAATTTTATACTTCACCGTGGTTATTATGACAACGGTGAAAGATTTTCACGTAAAGAATATTTTCAACCAAAACTATTTGTTTCTTCTAAGATGAAAACTGAATGGACTGGACTTGATGGTAATCCAGTTGCACCACTAAATTTTGAAAGTATGTTTGAAGCAGGTCAATGGTTAAAACAAAACATAGATGTTTCAGGTAGAAACATATACGGCAATAAAAAATTTACTCAACAATTTGTTACAGAAAGATATCCACGTGACATTGAATTCAGACGTGACTTTATTAATGTTGGTACAATAGATATTGAAACAGATTATGATACTGGCTTTCCACATCCAAATGAAGCAAGTCAAACAATACTTGCAATTACATTTAAATCAAGTAAAAGTGGTTTATATCGTGTTTGGGGTTATGGTGACTTTAATGAATCTCAAGCTTTAATAAAGCCAGTAAGATATATCAAATGTAAAGATGAAGTTGAACTACTATCAAAGTTTCTTGAATTTTGGTCAGATCCAAAAAATACACCTGATGTTATCACCGGTTGGAATACTCGATTTTTTGATATACCATATATCGTAAATCGTATGGCTAAAGTATTAGGCATACATGAAATCAATAAACTATCTCCATGGCAGTTACAACTTGAACATAGAAAAATTGTAAGGCGTGGTAGTGAAAATGATGTATATGAAATACCCGGCATACAAACACTTGATTATATGGAACTCTTTCAAAAGTTTGGTTATACCTATGGTCCACAAGAATCATATGCATTAAATCACATTGCCTATGTTGTACTTGGTGAAAAGAAACTTTCTTATGAAGAAGAAGGTTCTCTTAAAAATCTTTACAAAGAAGATCATCAAAAGTATATTGATTATAATATGAAAGATGTTGAATTAGTTGATAGGCTTGAAGAAAAGATGGGTCTTATTACATTGGCACTTACAATAGCTTACAAAGGTGGTGTCAACTATCAAGATACTTTTGGTGTTACTGCAATATGGGAATCAATCATTTATCGTAAACTTAATGCAAGTAAAGTTGTAGTACCATTAAGTTCCGAAGAAAAACCATACAGACCTTTTGCCGGTGGTTATGTCAAAGAACCACAAGTCGGTAGACATGAATGGATAGTTTCTTTTGATTTAAATTCACTATATCCAAACTTAATTGTACAATACAATATGTCACCAGAAACTTTAACTGATAATACTCAAATGAATGATGTTAGTTATTATCTTAGTGGTCAAACTGTAAGTGGTGAATATTCAGTTGCAGCCAATGGTTCTACATATCGAAAAGATATTGACGGTGTACTTCCACAAATTATTGAAGAATATTATGATGAACGTGTATCTGTAAAAAAATTACAATTAGCCGCACAAAAAGAAATACAAAAAGGTTATACCACTCAACTTGATAAAGAAATAGTTACACTTGAAAACAAACAGTTGGCCATCAAAATTCTACTTAATAGTTTATATGGTGCATTAGGTAACAAACACTTTCATTATTTCGATATTAGACTTGCTGAAGGTGTAACTTTATCGGGTCAACTCGCAATCCAATGGGCCGAAAAAGCAATGAATGCTGCAATGAATAAATTACTACATACTGAAAAAGATTATGTTGTAGCAATTGATACGGATTCTTTGTATGTTAACTTTGGTCCACTTGTTAAAAAATTATCTCCAACAAATCCTGTATTCTTCTTAGATAAAATTTGTAAAGAACATTTTGAACCAGTGTTACAAAAGTCATATGAAAAATTATTTCAAAATATGAATGCTCATAAAAATAGAATGGTCATGGCTAGGGAAGGTATATCCGATAGTGGCATATGGACTGCAAAGAAAAGATATATTTTAAATGTACATAATAATGAAGGCATTCAATATAAAGAACCTAAACTTAAAATTATGGGTATTGAAGCAATCAAGTCTTCTACACCTGAAGTTGTACGTGATAAATTTAAAAAAGCATTTAACTTAATTATATCAGGTTCACAACAAGAAACACAAAAGTTTATTCAAGATTTTCGTAATGAATTTAAAACTCTTTCACCTGAACAGGTTGCTTTTCCAAGAAGAGTTTCAAATATTACTGATTGGTATGATCACAAAACAATTTACAAGAAAAGTTGTCCAATACATGTTAGAGGTTCATTACTTTTCAATAAACATCTTAAATTTAATAAACTGCAAAATAAATATGAATTAATTACAAATGGTAATAGAATTAAATTCTGTTATCTTAAATTGCCTAATCCAATCAAAGAAAATGTAATATCTTTTCAAGAAGCTTTACCGAAAGAATTAAAGTTACATAAGTATGTTGATTATGATTTACAATTTGAAAAAACTTTTATAGAACCACTAAACTTAATATTACATTCTATCGGATGGACAGCCGAAGAACAAACAACATTGGAGGATTTTTTCGTATGAGTAAAAACTGGTTTCACGATATGATCGTTATGCACCAAAAGTATGGTGTTAATAAATGGATGCAAGCTGAACAACAATCTGATGTTCCAGTAAGAAGACTAAAAGAGTATATGGAATTTAGACTTGGCATGATGCAAGAAGAACTTGATGAAACAAAAGAAGCATTTGAACTAAAAGATGCACCAGGAATGGTCGATGGTATAATTGATCTATGTGTTTTTGCTATCGGCACTTTAGAAGTATTTGGTGTTGATGCAAATAAAGCATGGGATGAAGTATATAAAGCTAACATGTCAAAAGAAGTTGGTATTAAAGAAGGTAGACCTAATCCACTTGGATTGC